ATAGGCTCAAGGCATGCCGCGACGATAACACGGCCATATTCAAGGCGGCGGCGCTGGCTCAGAAAGCGGCCGATTATATCAAGGGCACGGCCGAGGCCGTCGAGGCCGAGGCGGCTTAATTTAACACCGGCGGCCAGCTGGCCGCCGTAACCATGAAAGGGACCTAAAACCATGATAAAAATCTACTACAGCGGCGACCAAGCGCGACCAATTTTGACTTGGCCGGTCGAGCAATACGAAAAACGCACGCAAGCCGAGGCGGCCGCGATTGAGCTATTAATGGCCGGCTATTATGTGAGCTGGGACGAAAGCGAGGCCGAGGCCGCGCAAGCATAACTGACGAGCGCTCGATGCGCGAAACCGGCGGCGGCGTCGCCGGTCTTATGCAACTCAAACCATACAGAAGAAAGGGACTAAAAACCATGCAAGCATTCAACCTATGTTATACAGTTTTATTAGGCCGCGCGGCCGGCGAGAATATCGCCATAATCAAACGCGGCGAGCGCGGCTATACTCCGACCAATCTAGACTGGGGCACCGGCGACAAGGCGGCCGAACTAGTGCGCGAGGCCAACGCTAAGCGCGGCATTGATAGCGCGGCGCAATTGGATTTTGAAATTAAGTCTATGTTCATTTGGCCCAAGGCGGCCAGCGAGGTGACAGCATGAAGCCCATATTAAAAGCGGCCTTTGCCAGTGATGAGCTGGCCTATCAATTACAGGAAATTATTTGCCACGATGACCAGTGCGAGCTCGAAGATATTACGGACGCCTTGATAGTATCTGAAGCGCGCCACGTGCTCGACAAGTATACCGGCGGCATTGGGTTCGTGCACGAAGAAGAATACAACGGCGAGCACGGACCGGAGGCGCAAGCGGAGGCCGTGCGCAATGTGAAAGCAATCAAGCGCTTTCTGAAACGATACAGTTAAAACCATGGCGGCCAGCGATGGCCGCCGCAATCATAGAAAGGGATTAAACCATGAGCAATTTAACGAGACAGCAATTACTGGCCCACGGCCATAACATGGACGCGGCCTATCGCGAGATAGACAGACGGGACGCGCAAGGCGAGGACATGAGCCGCGCCTATGTGGACCAATCAACCTATGCGATATTATTCGCGCCAGCGGCCGGCATGCCGTCGGATAACGCAAGCGAGGCCAAATGGCAGACTGGCTGGAGGGACTAGACCATGAGCAATTTAGACTTATTACGCGAGGCCGCGCCTCAATTTTTTGAAACCCACGAGGCCAACAAGCGAGCGCTGGCCGCGCTCGATGGCGTGCTATTGGGCAATGGCCATGTGGTGATGGTAGGCGACTTAGCTATCAAGCCAGCCCTGATGCGCAAGACCGGCGGATGGCTACTAATGGACGCGACGCCGTGCAAGCTATCAGACGCGCCGCAATACAGCAAAGAATCCGCGGAAAGCATAGCCGGCCAGCTGGCCAATGGCAACGATGAGAAAGGCCGCGCCGTGCATATACGCGAGGCCTTAAGCAATGCCATAGCGGCGACCGAGGCCATAATTAAAAAGCTTGCAGAGAATTAAAACTTAGGATTACAATAGCAACCAGCGGCCGGCGATGGCTGGCCGCACAACCATACAGATAGAAAGCGAGGACACCATGAGCACTAGAGGACTATATACATTCAAAGACGCCGAGGGCGAGTATACCGTTTTTAAGCATTGGGATAATTATCCTAAGAGCGACAACGGCTATGGCGCCTATCAGTTTATTAAAAACGCCTTGGCCTATGCTTGGGAATTGCCAAGGTTCGAGGCCGACGAATTCGCGGCTTCATTTATAGCGGCCAATAAAAAAGCCGGCGGCGGCGATTTAAGACTGCTATCAGCGGACGCAACCAATGGCGACACGCTCGGCGTGGAGTTTTGGTATACCGTCGAGGCCGACGGCCCGCGGCTCAAGGTATCATGCCGCGACTTATTTAACGGCGTGGACTTAGAGCCTGTTTATCTGTCATCAACCAAGCAAAGAAAGGCGGCCTAAGCATGAACGCTAATACATTCGAATATTATTTTGACGGACGCAAGCCAAGCCTCGCGCAAGCCAAGGCCTTAGTGATTAAAGCTTTAAAGCAAGGCTATGGCCGGATTGAGATAGCATGGGGCGAGAACATGATAGAGATTGAGCGGCATGCCAACGGCCAATTATACGGCCATGGCTGGATTAAAAGCATAGGCGGCCAAGACTTGGCCGACGAGCTACAAGCCAAGGGAGTATAGCTATGCAAACAATTCAATTCATGCCTAAACTAAGCGCGGCAAGTAAAATGCCGTGCCCTAGTTTTAGCACGCCGGCGACGGCATGCAAGACCGGCCGCAAGCTGGCCGAGATTGTGGGCAGTGTGTGCCATGGATGCTATGCCATGAAAGGCAACTACCGTTATAAGAACGTAATTAGCCATAGGGAGCATAATTTGAACTCGCTGGGTGACTTACCCTCGTGGAAGGCCGGCATGATAGCGGCCATAAAAAGCAATGATACTACCGGCTATTTCAGATGGCACGACAGCGGCGATATTCAAAGCGAGGCCCATTTGATGGCTATCATGGACATTGCCGAGGCCATGCCGGAGGTGACTTTTTGGCTACCTACTAAAGAAAAGGGCATGCTGGCCAAGGTTAACCGACAGCGTGCAATTCCGGACAATTTAACCGTGCGGCTAAGCATGCCGATGCTGGACATGGCACCGGCCGGAAAGTGGCCAACAACGAGCACCGTTATAACCAAGGCCGGCAAGATTGACGGCGTCGCATGCAATGCGCCGGACAATGGCGGCAAGTGCGGAACATGCCGCGCGTGCTGGGATAAGACCATTCAAAACATAACATACGTAAAACACTAGGGGGTTGAATTATGAGAATGACATGGGTTAAGTATTTTGCACCTTTTAAGCGATATGCATGGTTAATAATTGACGATGACGGGCATCATCATTGGCATAAGTATAAACATGAGGCCGAAGGACATTGGAATACCATTTTAAAACACTAGAAAGCGAGAATCAAAATGAATCTACATACAAGCATTGACTGGGCGATAAGCCGACTTGTTGATAATTATGAATGGCAAGGCATTATAGACTTTGATGAGTGGCTGGAACTCCAAGAGACAATAGGCAACGCCATAATGGCAGATAAGCGCTTAGCGCAGATTGTATTACAAGCATGCCTAGACAACGGCATTATAGAGGAGGATTAAACCATGGCTAAATTTGAAGCATACGCAGAGTATGTGACCATATTACGGATTGCGATTGAAGCCGATACATTGGAGCAAGCCATTGAAATTGCAGGCGATACCGATGGCGGCGAGTGGAAACCAGTTGATTTTGATGGCTGGACCGTAACCGATGTAATTCAATTAGAGGATTAAACCATGGCAAAATACACGATATGCCGCTATCTGATAACCACGATTGAAGTGGAGGCAGACACGCCGGAGGAGGCACTAGGACGCGAGCAATACAGCGGAACTAAGGTAGACATAACCGATGACCTTTACCCCTTAGAATGGGAGTGGAGCACTAATCCGGCATGGGTTATAGATGAGGACGGCGAGACCGTGCTAGAGGAGGGTTATCCATGACCGATAAGACATTCACGATATGCCTATGGGCAATTACTTTAACGACAGCATTACTTTTAATTGGAGGCGTGATATGACCAAGTTTGAAGTGCAAGAATATTGCCTATGTGGCGGCTGGACTAATACATGGAGCGATGACGATGGACCGACTAGGTTCGACAGCGAAGAAAGCGCACGCGCGGAGCTGGACTGGTTTTTTAAAGAGATGGAAGAAGAGGTAGAGGAAGGCAACATTGAAGACTTTACCGATAGAGAAGACTTTCGAATTGTGGAGGTGCAAGATGACATTTAATGCATACAATCATAATGGCACATGCTTAGGCACATTTGATAATGAAAAAGACGCGCTGGATTGTGCAAAAGAATATCGCTATGAGACAGAAAATGCCGCATATGTAGAGGAGGTGCAAGATGACATTTGACGAATTAAAGGCCTATGCCGCTAATTTAGGCTATGAGCTTTCAGACGACGATTGCACCGAGATTATATCAACGAGCTACGATGGCGAGACCGTGGAAGAGGCCGTTAACGATTTTTTAGACGCATACGAAAGGTAGATTATTATGAGCTTTGATTTTGAACATAGTGGGTATTTAGTAACGGCCGATGTGGACGAATGCTACGACGGCTACGGCACCGGAGACAGTCCTACCTTATACGAGGTTAAGCTTTTGCGAATAGTGGACGAGGAAGGCCTTGCCGTTCGTTTTAGCGACATAGGCGATGGATTCAGCGACAGCCTAGAAGACGAGGCCATTAGAATCTACAAGGGATATTAATGGCCAGCTATGCTAAGAGAAAACCCACACGACCGACGCCGGCGACTACGGCGAGAGCGCGCCACAGTATTGGCCAAGCCAGTAGAGACTAATTCACCTATTAAACTCAGCACCATATTCCGGCTTATATCGATGGTGTTGTTTGCAAACATATTTGGAGGGAAATAAAAAAGGGGCGCTAAGCCCCTTTTCTTTTACTCGGTTAAAGCATGCCTAAACATATGCCATTGCACATGCGATAGCGGCCATTTTTCAGCTGGTATACACTCCACGCCACGCAACAGTAAATCCTCTGCTTGGCCACCGTCATACAGCAATAGCTCGGCCTTTAGTGCAGATGTTGTGCCGGCCGGATGATACTGCACCAAGATATAAGTGGGACAGCCTAGGCTGGCATGCTTCAGATGGAAGGCGACTTGATGGGGACTAAGCGCGACTTTTTTACCACGCTTTACCACCTTCAGCTCCACCATTACAAACCTAGTCTTATTCAGCGCTATCAGACAATCCGGTATCCCTAGGTTCACTCTCGATTCTATCCTCGTGATGTGCGCCTCCGGTAGATTCTCTTTCAGCCGCTTGTATAGCCCCGCCTCTGGTTTTATTGCCATTCTCAATTACCTCGTTTGCGTCAAATGCCGGTTCTACCTCGATGGTTTTTATTACATCGATGGGCTCCATATCAATGATGGTTTGAGGTGGAGCGCCATAGATGCGTTTGATTTCCTCAAGCTTACGCATTACTTCGTCTTTACTCATACTATCGATGGTGCCAATACGAACTTCTTTCCTCTCGATGTAGATGGTGCCAAGTGCTTGGCCTCGACGATATTCAGCAGATACAGCCGCACCGAATGCACCGGCCTCAAGTGCTTTATCCCGTATCAACTGCAAATCCTTCATGTGCCTATCGTAATTGGTGCCATACTTTGCATTTAACTCTGCACGATACTCTTGGATCGCGGCGACCACATGTGGGCATATTTCAGGATTAGTAAGCTTCCATGCCGTGACCTTTGCAGACTTCTCACTAAAGCCAGCACGGATGGCGCACTCTTTCATTGTGACTTGACCGTCACCTGATACCAGCTCTTGCACAAACTTCCACTCGCGGCCATTTAACTTCTTCTTCTGACTAAGCAAAGAGCCTACATTACTAGATAGTCTCTTCTGCAATTTATCCCCCAAGATGGGCGGGACATTCCAAACATCCTTTGCGGCCATTAGCTTACCCTCCGGCATATCCAAACATTATCATCTTCCATGGGCTGTCTGACAGTAAAGCGTCTATTAGCTATTCGTTTATAGAATGACTTAAGTGCATGCCTGATGTTCTCTGCTTCTTTTTGAGAGCCAACAGATATGTAATCACCTATTATCATTGCCTTGAACGGATACTTAGCTCTTCCAGTATTTACGCTATGGCGGATAGTGTGTTGCCTAGGTGCT